GTTTTACGTTCTCACCCGTGGAACTTTGCGGTCAAACGGGCTTCTTTAAGCCCATTAACCGAAACCCCTGCTTGGGGTTTTTCTTATCAACACCAATTACCTGACGGTCTGTTACGCCTCCTGGAGGTGCTGGATTTATCAATGGATGAATACCAGATTGAAGGTAATAAGTTGCTTTGTGATGAATCGGTTGTGTATATACGTTATATAGACACTATCACCGATCCCAATGAATTTGACGCACTGTTCACCAACTATTTGGCGACAGCCCTGGCGTTTGAATTATGTGAAACGCTGACACAAAGCAATACCAAAAAGAACCTTTTGGTTGAAGAACTCAAAGAAGTCATGCTGGAAGCCAAACGCACTGACGCTGTTGAAAATCCACCGGTATCTTTTGAGGAGGATTCCTGGGTAGAAGCGAGGTATTAAGTGGCCAAAGCGTCCGTTATAAAGACATCCTTCAACGCCGGGGAGCTATCACCGCAGCTTAAAGGTCGTACTGACATTGAGAAGTACGCCAATGGGTGTGCGACGTTAGAGAATTTCCTTCCTCAAATTCATGGTTCTATCAAGAAAAGACCCGGTACGCGGTTTGTCAATGAAGTTAAAACCTCGGCGAATAACTGTCGGTTAATCCCATTTGAGTATTCCACTGAACAGGCTTATGTGCTTGAGTTCGGTGATCAGTATATTCGCTTTTATAAAGATGGCGGTAATATTGAGTCTGGGGGTTCACCTTACGAGATTGTATCACCCTATCTGCACACAGAATTAACGGACATCCATTTTGCCCAGTCTGCGGATGTAATGTATATCGCACACCCCAATCACCCACCCCAAAAGCTGGCACGTACCGCGCATGATTCATGGACTATTACCGAGGTGGACTTTGATTGGCCACCGTTCAATGATGAAAATACTACGGCGGTGACTATTACAGCATCCGCTGTCACGGGCGTTGGTATTACCTTAACCGCTTCTGCCGCGAGTTTCGCTTCAACAGATGTTGGGAACTACGTCAAGTTTCGGGAAGTGGTTGCCTCTAAATATAATTTGTGGACAGCTGGCAGTACGGTCAGTTCTGTAGGTGCTCGCAGGGTGTATGACGGTAATTTATACGAGTCCACAAACACAGGGACAACGGGTAGTAGGCCGCCCATTCATACGGAAGGTACTGAGTCAGACGGTGTCGTAAATTGGACTTATCTACATGATGGTGCTGGCTACGCGGAGATTACTGCATTCTCCACAGATACCTCTGTAACCGCCACAGTGGTTAAAACCTTGCCGACTTCAGCTACTTCGGGAACAGAGAAGTGGTCATGGGGCGCCTGGTCAGATACTTACGGGTATCCTAAAACGGTTGTATTCCATGAAGATCGTCTATGGTTCGCTGGTTCTTCCAGTAAACCACAGACATTATGGGCATCCACTTCCGGTGATTATGAAAATCATAAGTACGGCACTGAAGATGACGATGCACTGAATTACACCATCAACTCACAGGAAGTCAATACGATCGAATGGTTGGTGCCAGGCAAGTCGCTGTTTGTCGGCACTTCCGGTAGTGAGTTCGTGGTAGCTGCCTCCAATGAAGACCAGGCTATTACTCCGACCAATGTACGTATCACGCCACAGAGTTCTTTCGGGTCTAAAGAAGGTATCCAACCGTTCCGCGTGGGTTCTGCTGTTATATTCGTACAGCGAGCTGGGCGAAAGTTAAGAGAGTTTGCTTACGTGTTCTCTGATGACGCCTACAAGTCTCCCAACTTGACGATACTGGCCGAGCATATTACCAGCGGTGGTATTGCGGATATGGCCTATCAACAGGAACCTGACCAGATTATCTGGATACCGGATGGGGATGGGCAACTGCTGGGGCTGACCTACGAGAGAGCGGAAGACGTGGTGGGGTGGCATCGCTGCCCTATCGCCGGCCCTGGCGAAGTGGAGTCGGTGACTACCATACCGCATTGGGACGGCGACCAGAATGTTGTGTGGATGGTGGTTAAGCGCACGATTGACGGCTCTACGGTGCGCTATATTGAGTATATGGAAAAATACCTGGAGGATGATTATGCCTTGTTCCTTGATTCAGCACTCACCTATGATGGTGCAGCCGCAACCAATATTTCAGGATTAGATCATCTTGAAGGAGAAACAGTGTCGGTTCTGGCTGATGGTTATATTCACCCTGACGTGGTTGTTTCATCTGGGGCTATTACATTACAGGCAGCTGCCTCTGTGGTGAACATTGGCCTGTCGTATAACGCTACTATGGTGACAATGCCGCTGAATGCTGGCGCCCAGGACGGGACTTCACAGGGTAAGACTTCTCGCATCACCAATACCGTGGTCAGGCTACATGAAACTGGTCCAGGGCTGTGGTACGGCCCGGATACCTCCACTATGGATGAGTACCACACCCGCGACTCTGGTGATCTAATGGATAACCCGGTTCCACTGTTCACCGGTGATACGGATGTTTTACCATGGCCCGATGGATACGAAACACCGGTTCAGGTTGCATTGCAGCACAGAACACCGTTACCTTGTACTATAATAGCCTTAATGCCACAGGTACACGTTTATGATCGTTAGACCGTACGAACAATATGACGAGCAAAGGATGTGTTTCCAAACAGCACAGTCGTATATGGGAGATTACATTGATAATCTGAACATTGACCTTGAACCATTAGCTGATCGGGGCCTGGTGTGGTCAGGTGACCACGAAGAAAATGTCTATGCTATTGGTGGGCTACTCCCCTTATGGGAAGGTAGGGCGCAAGCCTGGATGTTGATGTCCCCTGAAGCCGGTAAATACATGACAACTATTCATAAAGCGGTGAAGAAAAGTTTGATTCGTTCACCGTTTAGACGTGTTGAAGCAACCGTTGATATCGGGTTTAAACCTGGGGTTAGGTGGATGAAAATGTTGGGTTTTGAACTGGAGGGATACATGAGAGCCTATCGCCCTGATGGGGCTGATATGTTGTTGTATGCGAGGGTCAGACGATGACAGGCGTAGAATTATTTGCAATTGCTGGACACACAGTAACACTGGGAAATGTGTTATCGGTTGCGGGTCTTGTTACCTCTGCCATGGGCGCCGGTCAACAGTACGACGCCACCGCTGATGCTGCCCAATACAACGCGGCTGTTGAACGTAACAAGGCCGCTGCTGAAGAAGATCGCAGACGCCGCGAGTCAGCCAGGCAGCTGGGACAGATTCGCGCGGGTCGCGCCAAGTCCGGTGTGACCATGGAAGGCACCCCGCTGATGGTACTGGCTGAGTCTGCTGAGATGGCAGAGCTGGATGCCCTTAACGCCAGATGGTCCGGTGAGACTACCGCCAGGCTGGATGAACAACGTGCAGCGTCTGCGCGTAAAGCTAAACCTTATGCTGTTGGCAGTTCACTGTTGGCAGGTATATCCAAGATCGGCGCCAGGAGTCTTTAACCATGGCCAAGCTGCCTATCTACACACAACGGTACCAGCCTGATGCCCGACGTGCTGCCGACGAGGATTTTGGTGCGATTGAAGGTCGTGCGAAAGAGGGTTTTGGTTCTGTTTTGACAGGCGCTGGCTTGATGTTGCAAGCCAAAGAAGAAGCTGACGCCAAACGCGAAGCCGAAGAAATTTTAAGTCAGGCCACTATTGATTTAACCAGAATATATCAGGGGGCGTCTGAAAACGCAGAACCCGGAGGTAAAGGTTTTTCATCTTCTATTGACGGCACGGTAAAAGATTATTTCCAGAACCTGTATAGCGCGCACGATAACCCTCATATTCAAAAAGCGTTGAAAGATGCCGAGTCTGCTTACCGTGAAAAGTTCGTAATTAAAGGTATTGGTGATCAGGCGAAAATGCGAGGGCAACAGATTGTTGCAACTGAAACCGCGCTACAGGGCGATGAAATCAATCTTATCACCGCTGACCCTACACAATTACCTTCTGTTTTAGCGCAGGCGCGTAAGCGTATTGATTCGACACCGAATATCACCGATGCACAGAAAGATGCTTTGTTTAACGATCACAAAGCAGAGCTGTACTATTCAGCCGCTATTTCAGCTGTTGATGCTACTCAAACACCGGCACAGGCAGAAGCTGTTTTAAGGGATTTAAAATCTAGCAAATGGCAAAAAGAAATTGATCCCGGTAAATATAAATCGCTATTAGCCGCCGCTGAAAAGCAGGTGACTTACACAGAGAACCTGGTTAAACAAGCAGAGGCTGACGCTAAATCTGATCGTATCGTCGATATGAACTGGGAATACACTGATCTGATGATCAGGAAAGCCAAAGGCGAGAATATAAACACGGCTACTACCGAGTTCAAAAATAAATATGGCGATATAGCCAGTGCTGCGGGGAAATATCTTTCTTTAATGAAAGAGCCAGAAGCCGGCAAAACCAATAACAGTATCGCAAGAGTTACTGAGGCTTTGGCCGCAGGCGTCCCGCTTAACCCACATGACACTGATGATAAGAACGCTGTAGAAGATTTTTATTCAGCCTGGATTGCGGCACAACCACAAGATATGCCGGCAGAAGATTTAAGAGAACGACAACTGGTAATGATAGAAGAATTAAATATCGTACCGAAACAAGTGAAATATGGCATTGTGCGCGACCTTAATAGTCCTGATCCTGAAGCTCGGGTAGAAGCTGCACGTTTCATGGCAGAGATTGAAAATGCTACTCCAATGGTTGATATTAGCAACCGTTTCACTGAAAGCCAGGTATCTAACGCAACTGAGTTAAGAACATACACCCAGATGGGTTATACCCCACAGCAAGCTGTTGATAAGCAGACCCAAGCACGTGATGTCAATCCTACGGTTCGCCAAGTCAGACGCGATGCGGCTAAAGAAATATTTACGTTGGATACCACCAGTTCATTAATGTCAGATGCCTACAAT